GAGTCCGTATAAGTAGCCATTTATAGTCCTCCTTACGAGAAGCTGATGACGGATTCGACAAGCGCTTCCGGCTTGACAACCTTGTAGCCATACACCTGCAGGCCACGAACGATGTCACCGAACGTCGTCTCCGAACGAATGGTCTCCATCTCAGTCATCTGAGAAGCGAAGGTCAGGCCCATCTTAGTACCAGCAATGATGTGGTACTTCGTGCTGGACGTCACTTTCAGATTGTGGCTGACGTAGATCGTGAAACGATCAATCATGCCGAGACGGCCATTGCGGACAATGGACTGGCTGTCGCCCGTGAGCGAAGCATCCTTCAGTTCCGACTTCTTAATCAAGCCAGCCATACGAGCCGGGATGATAAGGAAGCGGTTCTGTTCCGGGCAGTTCGCCTCGTCGAGAACGGTACCCATGTCAACGACAAGGTCCGTAACCGAAGTCGTGGAGGTAGCGCCGTCCTTGGTGACCGTCAGCGGAGCGCCGGTCGTGCCAAGGTTGAACGCACCAGAGACAGCACCAGCCGTCGCGCCCTTGTTGGTGGCGGCAATGTCCGGCAGCATGTCGGTCAGAACGCGCTGGTCGATCTTGATCTTCATCTGCTCGGAAGCATCTTTGGACCACATATCCATCAGCTTGACGTCCGACTGGACGCGGTCGATGTCATCCTCAACGCAAGCGAAGTACTCGCCCTTGTCGATGACAAGCTGCAGTTTCGGCTTGTCGGGGTTTTCGACAACGAGATTCTGACCCTTGACGTAGTCACGGATCGTGATGTTCGGAATGGTACGGATGTTGACCGTATCACCCTGATTACGAATCTCGCCTTCGTAATCGGTATTAGAGATCGCCGCGAGAACCGTGGCGTCGTAGAAGTTCTGGATCAGTTTGCCCGACCAAATCTCAGGGATAAAGTTCCCCGAGTAGTTCGGACGGCCCGAAGAGACCGGATAAGACATGGAATAGCTCCACTTAACCTGTTGCGACTATGCGATTTTCGCGCTGTGCGGCGAAAATATCGCGTTCAATTCGGTCGCGTTCAGCCTCTTTGCCCTGATAAACGCCTTTACGCACATCGTCGAAGAACTTTTTGATGTCCTCCGGCCCGTACACTTTGGCCTGATTCCCACTGGGCGAACCACCATTGCGGCTACGACCGGGAGAAACCTGTTTATCAAGTTCGGAAGCTGCGCTCCGAGGTGGTTGAGCAACTTGCCGACCATTCATACCCTGCCAAGTACGGAAGAAATTCACGACGCGCGGGACGTCCAGATGTCTCTGGGCATCTTCAAGGTACACCTGCCGGGTTGCGCCCGTCAGAGGATCAACTTCCGTAAGCCAATTCAGGAAGTTCTCGTCCGCATTGATGTCTCTCCATTCGGGGACATTCGCAGACAGTTCCGACCAGAATAGCTGTTCAGATGATTGCGCTTGCTTTTGTGCGACCTGTTCAACACGCGGAAGAACGCTTGCCTGCATCTGGCGAACCATATGCTCTAGCTCGGCAATCCGCTGGTTGGCAGCGGACACTTCCTCTTTCGTCACACGACGCATGACTTCGAGGGAGTCGCCATATTCTTCAACGTCTTTATCAGTCACTAGCTTCTGGACGGTTCCCGAACTTGATGCGGGCGCTGCCGAAAGCGTAGAAAGCAACTGCTCCATCTGGGTAAGTCGCTGATTCAACTGCTGATTCTCGGTACGAAGTCGCACCGTATCCGCGTTGTACATACCCTGAAGCGTTTTGTACCGCTTCTCGTAAGTCTCTTCGTTCTCCTTGTTGCCTACCTGCCTTTGCTCGTTAGGAGTAGGCGCAGTTGCAGTATTCTCTCCACTGTCGGCTTGCTGAACTTCTACAGTCTTAGAACCTTCTGCTCCAGTCTCATCGGTCTTAGCCTCAACTGTCTCAGAATTGGTTCCCTTGTCTTTGTAGAACTTCTCCACAGCCTCAGACTGGCGGCGAATCTGCTCAGGAATGGTCATAGAACGCTCCTCTCGGTATGCGTATGGTTAAATGGCGGCTACCTCTTCCGAGATTCTGCTGCCATATCAGGGGCATCTTGTACTAGTTTGTATATTTCTGTCAACACTTGGCAGCGCCCTTGGGCCAAGTTAACAGCATCTGCTCCAACATATGGTAGCTGATTCAACTCCCGCTGACGCCACTCAGAAATCCATTCGAGGATAGCTGGATGCGACCGAGAAATTGAAGCCCATTGCTGAAGAAGTTCTGGAGTAGGACGAATCACGCACCACCGCCTTGCGGTCTGGCAGTAGCGGCGCTCATGCCGCCTGCCGGATTACCTGCTTGGTCCACCATCGCACCTTGCGGTTGCTGGGGTACAGCCGCTTGAGCCGCAGCCTGAGAACGCTGGGTAATGCCCAGCCGTTCGCGTGACGGAACGATCTCATCGACCGGCATCTGCAGACCCTTAGCAATTTCACGAAGGATGGCTGCGCGACCATCCTTGCCGATGATGCCCATGTCGATCTCGTTGCCAGTGGCGTTGAGGAACTCGACGCGGCGCATGTTGACGGTCTCTTTGACAGCCAGATTGACGGCACCACGCGGGATAACCTGCGCGTCACCCTTGATCGACTCGTCAGCATCGTACCGCATGTTGTAGATAAACTGACGCTCAACGATTGGCATCGTGATGTCGTTGTCGATGTGCATGACGACCTGACGAATACCCTTACCAGCCGAACCCATCAGCATGGATAGGCCAGAGGCTGTACGGCCAGCGCCCTTCACATCGACGTCGCCGTAGATATAGGACGGAATACCAGAATGGTCGTCAGCCAAACGGCTAAACCGTTCATAAACAGCCATCAACGTATTGGCATTGTCATTAGGCTGATTGAACCGAACAGCCGGAGCCGAGCCGCCCAGCGGATCGTTGAGAACCTGCCAAATTTTCCAAGGATGAAGCTGGGTAATATCCTCGTTCGGGGGGATACGCTCCAGATTAACCTCGACCTGCGGGCCAGATGCAATACCCATGTTGTTCACAAGGGCGCGGGCCGCAGCGTTACAGATATTCTGCAGGTCTTCGATAATCTCAGGAATGCCACGACCCCAGAATGAGCCGGGAGTCTTGATGAACGACGTCTTGGCGTAGGGCTTCTCACCCAGCGGATCGTAGTTCAGGATCGCCTTGATGACATAGTTGCCGACGAGCCAAATATTGGCGTCGTACTCCTGAGCCTCATCGGGAGCGTCGGCATCGCTCATACCCCAGTCACGGAGCATCTTGCCGCTGACTTTGCCCCAGAACTCAAGAGCGTCAAACATGTCGGTCGGGCGCATCTCGGTATAGAACTTGCGTTCTTCTTCCTCGCGCTCCTGCTCAATCGTCTCCGCGACCCAAGACTGGCCGGGGCCAACTTCCAGTACCTTGCGGATTGCTTGGTCGTCGTAACCGGGGACACCAATGAGGTCAGATAGAGCCGACCGGCTGAGCTTGTGATGCTCAAACAGATAGCCGTCATTGATCCGGGTAATGCCCGGCTCGGGGTAAATATTGAACGGACTTACCCGTTCAAATTCCGGCGCAAGTCTCTCGCCTGCTTCAACGATGGTCTTACCATCTGGACCTTTCGTCCAGCTAAGATGGCGTTGACGGCGAACGACCGGACCCTTAACGAAAGCGCAAGGGAAAGTAACCAGATCAGTAATGAACTCATTGAACGCCTCCGGCCAACCGCCTTGGGTGAACTGATCTTCAATCTTGATCTTCATCTTATCGACGCGAATCTGCGCCGCCTGAAGAACTTTGAACCGATACTGTTGTGAGACAACTTCTTTTAATTCAAGGAGTTGACCCTTAGACGGCGCTTCGCCGGTTGCTTGGATAACTGCCATCACTTCTTCAGCGAAAGCACTCTGAAGCTCAGCGCTTGCATCCGGGGGGAGATCGGGAATCGGCGTGGGCGACAAGTCCCACGGCGGTGAACCGGTGTCGAGAAGAATATCTCGAAGCCAGCTTTCAGCCGCACGACACTTCACTTCCGTGAGCATCATATAGACTTCGGACCCGCCCTGATTGCGGATCGCGTTCAGCTTGTCGGCTTCATACTCACCATTCCGCTGCCGCATGGCGCGAAGCATGATGTGGCTAATTGGCTCACGAGCAATGCGCGCCGCATCCCAACATCTTTTGAGATATGCGGACAGGCCAAGAATAACAGAATCCTGCTGTCGAGCCTGAACCTCTTGATCCATACGCTCACGTTCGGCGCGATCAAGTTCTTCATTGCTGACGACACGAAGGAGGGTAAGCCCAGCCATCTAGTTATTCCTGCGGCGCTGCTTCAACAACTGGTTGATTATCTGGCGATACCGGCCACTGTACACTGGTAACTGACGCGATGAAAGCGTCAATATCAGTCGTCGCTTCCATGTCGCTGATCGCCAGCGCGCATGTCGTCCGCACGGCTTCGCGGTATGACAGCCAATCAGCCGGGATTTCCGTGCCAATTTCGGTCTTGCGCGTGACAAGCCAATCGGACGGATCAAGCAGCGTCCAAGCCGTCTGGCGGAATTGCGAAGCCCATGTCGTTTTCAGACCAGCCAAATCTTTCGGGATCGCAGTCCATGTGCCATCCGGGTTGGGGCCGCTAACCCAAAAAAATCTGTCATCTGGCCGGGGATAATCCGGTATTTCCGTAATACCGATTGCAGCACGTTCCTCTGGCGTGGCGAGACGCAGCCAGTTGGCAGGGAACGAAGTTCCATCATGCTCAAAGGGAGTATCAAGAGGAAGGTTTTTGCCGTCTAAGACAAATGACATTGTTTGCTCCTAAAAGGCCAAGGCTTTTGAGAATGGATTTTCCGCGAAGGCAGCGTAGATATACGTCGCGCCAGACACGTTAGGATTGGAGCCGCCGGTCACTCTAATCTTGAAGCCATTCGAAAGTATATCCAACCTTGTGGCCGTGTTTTCTACCGCAGAACTTTCTGGATACAATTCCGGCCCCTGCACATTGTAATTTTGGCGCGCGGTATCTTGAATAAACCATGAACTAGCTGCGTCTGTCCGCTTATACAGGATGAACCGGGGGCGGAAACCAAGGTATATAAAATTCCCGTCACCGGAGACGCCATTTGCAGTAAAGCCACCAAAGGCGCTGTAGCCCGCGACGGCGGCGAAGCAGTACATAATTACTTTGTTTGATGAGGACGGGGATACGCTTCCGGGCCTAATGCCTACCGTATTTGATGTCATACCTGTCCCCCACAAATTAGTGGCGGCGGCGACTGCGGCAGTAGAGTTTAATAAAAGATACTGACTAGCCGTTGTGGCGCTTGCATGATAAACAAACCAGCCATCAACAATGTCCCTATTTTTTAGAATAACCAGTTGTGGGGTTACACCTAACCCATGCCCAATTGTTTCGTTGGTGGTTGCAGCGCTACCAGTCCAATTAACCACACTAAAACCAGCCGTTGTATTAGCGCTTACCGTGCTTTGGATGGTTCCGACGTTGTTGAC